GCTTCAGTCTTATCTCGGCGCTTACTGTTTGGGCGGCAGCGGCTCATATCAAGTCCGCACTGTGAGAGGTTGACATGGCTGGAGCGCTCGACAGTCTTTTTAAAAACGTTGCCAAGCAGGTTGTTGCTGACTTGGGCAAGTCGTTAGACACGACGATTACTTACACGCGCAAGGCCTCTGCTAGTTACAACCTTGCGACTGGTGCTGTTACGACGACTGACACAAGTTATTCGTTTGACGCCCCAATCGAATTTATTGCTTCTGACGAAGAGGGTGGGTATCAAGAGAACACTGCTCGGCTTTATATAACGCCAGATCAAATTGGTGACAATCAGGCAACACTGCAGGACGAGGTGTCATTGCAATTTGCTGGATCGGCAAGAGCAGCCAAGATTCAAGACATTCGGACGTTTAGAGGCGATCAAGAGTACATGTATATTCTCCGGGTGGTGTTCTGATGACGCTTGTAAACGCTAGAGCTGCTTTTGAAACTGCGATCAACACTGCAGTGACAGCAGCGGATGCCACGGTTTCAGTGGTGTTTGACAACATGCCCTTTACGACGCCGGGTAAGGCAAAAAAGTACGTGATGGTGACGATCAACTTTGATCAGTCAACGATTCAACCGCATGGCGCAGCGATCGATCAATACGCTGGAACGGTGCAATGCGGCATTTTTACGCCAAGGGACAAAGGCAGTGCTGCAGCTGCTGCGATTGCAGAGTCAGTTATTGATGGGTTGACCTCTGTAAATGCCTCTGGTTACACGGACACTTATTCAGTAAAACCGCGTGTAGGCCAAGTCACTGGTCCAACCGCAGTGACCGATGAAAACAATAGTCATTTCGTCAGCGTGGTTAGCTGTCGATTTACAGCGGTTTAATGGCCAAGCCTATTACTGAGCTGACCAAGGACATTCGTAAGTTGATTGAAGATGGGCGTGCAGCGGCAGGTCCAGAGATTGTGTTTAGTCTGCAGATGAAAGGCCCATGGTGGACCGGAAACTTTGGCGAGCTGTGGGAGCTTAGCCCTACGCCAGTCAAGCCGGTAGTAAGCAATGAGCGTGATTGGCAGGATCCAAAAATGCCTACTGCTCGAAACTTTTTAAGGCGTTCCGTCTTAAGAGTTCCGATCAACAGCCCTCTGTATATCGGCAACTTGGCTGACTACGCAGGCTATGCCGTCAATAACCCACAGGCCAAGCTTCCAGACAGCGAGGGAGTGCCCAAGACTTACGGTGAAACCAGGCCACCGCAGAGAAGTACAGCCAAGCCAGGACCAAACTGGTACAAGATTTATACGGAGACAAGCAGAGATACAGGCTTGTTTCTTGATTTAGACATAGCTTTTCAAGGCGTTCGCTTGGGATAAGCTATATTGTGCTAGTTGACTGAGTTTTATGGCTGAAGCACGCGCAATCGACAAGTTGTGTCAAGCGTTTAGCGTCGAGCAACGCAGCAGCTACACGATTAAAAGCGGTGAGGAAGTGGTCCTCAAGCTGTATTGGAAGCCTTTGACGATTGCTGATCGCGATGCAATCAACAACTCGTTGAAAGCGCTGAACATTGGCGCGTCTGAGGACAACTTGGATTTTGCGATCCAGATGGTCATTCGCAAAGCAGAAGACGAAGCTGGCAATCGGATCTTTTCGGACGGCGACCGTGCCAAGATTCGCAACCGCTTGCCTTTGAGCATTGTGCTGGACATTATGTCCAAGATGCAGAGCATGGATGAGGTGGAAGAAGCGGACGACCTTAAAAGCGAGGATTGAGAAGGATCACTTTCTGTTCCTGCAGTTCTTCATTGCTGAAAAGCTAGGCATGACACTGGCTCAGCTTCGAGCCAGCATGTCGATGGAAGAGCTTGTCGCTTGGAGCGCCTACTGCTCAGTTAAGTCTGATCGGGAGCAGAAGGAGATCGAGCGAAGTCGTCAGCAGGCTCAATATCGCCGTGTGCGCTAACCTGAAGGCAATGTCTTCGGGTTAGTCGTGGCTGCTGAGTACGAAGTCAATATCAAGATCAATACCCAGCAGCTCGAGCGAGATCTTAAGAAGGTTGATAAGGCTGTAAATAACATTGGCAGAGGCAAAGGCGGAAAAAAACAACCTGTTCTTGCGTTGCCCAGCACGGAGATGCTGAATGCAACTGCAATGAAAATACAAAGCCTTGACAAGGTAAATAGAAAAATAGCACTAAGGCAGCGGGAGATAAATAAACAGACCAGAGATCAAGCGTTAAGCATAGATACACTTGTTAAAACACAAGAAAAACGTGCTCGTCTGCTGAACAGGATTAACGAAATGGAGGCGAAGGGCCTCAATGTCAGCAAGTTAAGAAAGCAGCTAGCAAAGGCGACAACTGAACAAAGCAATAGGCGTTTTGGCAGCGCCGAGAAAGAGTTTCGAATTTTAGAAAAGAGTATTCGTTTAGAGCAGTCAAAACTGCGAATCCTTAAAGAGCAGCGCCAGGGGTTTGCGTCTAGTCCGGTAGGTGGAACGCGCACAATGATGGGCTCTCCAGCTCAAATTGCTGCAGCTGGTCGTCAGATTGCAAGCCCGATTAGAGGTGGACTTAATTTTCCAGGATCACCAGCGTTCCTTGCTGGTGCAACGGTTTCTAGAACTCCTTTTGGTCCTAGTTTCCCAACTGGTGGTGCTGCTCTTCCTATTAGAGGAAGTACAGCAATTCCCGGTTCTCCCAAAGCAATTCAAGCCGCCAAGGCAACAGAGCTTCGAGCTGCACAAGTCCAAGGATCTTGGGCTAAAGCGTTAGGAGAGCTGCAAGAAACAGCTGGAGTTTTTAAAGCAAGAAACGCTCAGGTCAAACGAAGCTGGGCTACAGCTTTGGGTCAGCTAGAAGAAACAGCCAAAGATATTTCTCAAAATCGCGCAACACAGCGCGGAAAACGCAGAAGAGGACGACTTGAGCAAGTTGGTCTTGGTGCTGGCTTCCCATTGTTGTTTGGTGGCGGTCCAGGCGCAGTTCTTGGTGGCGCAGCAGGCGGACTAACAGGATCTTTTGGAGCGCAAATTGCGTTCAGCGCCATTGGTCAGCAAATTGATCAATTTGTTGCAAGTATGGTTGAGGCTGGCAAAGCCTTCACCAGTGTTGGTGGCGCAGCTGACTTTATGGCTGAAAAGAGCTTGTTTAGCTCTGATGCAATGCAGTTCCGCATTGAAAAGCTAATTGAAGAAGGAAAGGTCACCGAAGCGGCTGCCTTGATGACCAAGGAGATGGCCAAACAGGTTGGCGGTGCTGGCCTAAAAGCCTTGAAAGATCTTGGCGATGAAGCCAATAAAATGGGCAAGTTGTTTAATGCCTTAATACTTCAAGTTCAAGCATTTATTTCAAGAGCTTTGACTCCGTTGTTAGCCGCAATAAACAAAGTTGTTGGAGATGTTGTGCTGAATAACCAGTTCAACGCTTTGATGAGCGAAGCTACGGGCGCTAGAGCAAAAGAAATTGAAGAATTTTTAAAGCCGTTTACCAAGGAAGTTGGTGGCCAAGGTGGCGCAAGAACTAAAAGCGTAATTAGTCCAGAAGGTAAGCGACTTGCGGTAGAAAAATTTGGCGGTCAAGTAATCCCAGAAGGTGCTGCTATCGAGCCAACAGGTTTGGAGTTGCTTAGAGCTGCAGACCGACCAGATCGTGGTGCAGACAAAGCGGCAAGAGAAGAAGACCGATTGCTGAAACGATTAGCAAAGCTTGAGGAAGAGCGTCAGAAAGTTCTTGAGATTTCTCGATTCAGGGATCAAATCGCAGCTGCTGAAGCTCTTGGCGATACTCAATTGGTTATTCGCTTGCAAGGCGAACAGAAAATGGCTGAAATCGAAGCCAGCCGTAAACAAGCTCTTATTGGTGTCACGGATCAGCGCGAGATAGAGGCGATCAATATCGGCAAAGCCACTGAAAAGCTGGCTGCTCAACGTGAAACTGAACGTCAGATCACGGAAGAACAGCGTATGCGTCAGGAGTTGTTTGACGATACTGTTGCAGATCTTGAGTATCAACTTGCAATCAGTCAAGCCACAAGCGAAGCAGAGCGTGAGCGGCTTCGGATCGAAAAAGATTTGCAAGAGCTAAAAGAGGGTGGAATGTCCGAGTCACAACTTGGACAGGTTGGTGATTTGATGCGGCAAATATCTGCAGAAAACAGTCCTCTTAACCAATTTATTAAACAGTCAGTTGAAAGCTTGAACGACCTTGAGCAGCACGCTGTTCAGGTGTCTCAAGGTGTCGGCAATGCCATTGGCAACTCGCTTGTCAACGGTATGCAGAACCTTGTCACTGGAGCGCAAAGCGTCAAGGAAGTCTTTGCGGACATGTTGAAGAGCATTGCTGATGTGTTAGCCAAACAGGCTGCACAAATGATTGCGACTTATATCGCGATCGGCATTGCCAGGATGTTTGCTGGCATTAGTGGTGGTAACAGTTCAACGCCTGATCCTTTTAGTTCCAATGTGGCGTCAGTTCTGCCAGATACAGGAAACCTTGCGGACGTTGCGGCCTCGACTCCGATCAAGCTTGCAAACGGTGGTTACGTTTCTGGTCCAACCAATGCAATCGTTGGCGAAGGTGGTCAAGGCGAATACGTTATTCCTGAAAGCAAGATGCGTGAAAGCATGTCGCGTTACTCTCGTGGCGCTCGCGGATCTTCAGTCATCCCAGATGGAGGAGCGTCTGGAACGTCAGGCGAAGGTGGCGGAACAGCAGTTGCCGCACCAATCGACGTTCGCTACACCGTGGAGCGTATCAACAGCGTTGATTACGTGACGGCTGATCAGTTCCAGGCTGGCTTGAGGCAAGCTGCTGATCAGGGTGCTAAACAGGGTGAGCAGAAAACATTGAAGCGGTTGCAAATGAGCAGCGGCACTCGTAAGAGGTTGGGAATGTGACGCAGTTTGCTTTTGGTCATGTCCTGAGGATTAAGCCAACGGACACTGTTGAATTTCGTTATCAAAACTTTTTCATTGGCAAACAGCTGACCCACCAAGGCACAACGGATCAAACAGCGCAAAGTTATCAGTTCGCGCCGTTTGGCTTTTCTGGTGTCACCGTGAATCGCACAGGTGATGGCCTTGAAGCATCGCTGGCTTTTCCAAATAACAAGTTGGCACGCGGTTGGGGCGTCAGTGCGATTGAAGGCAGTTATCTGATGGAAGTTGAGGTGCTGATCATTGAAGATTCTGACCCTGACTCTGGGACATCAGCAACGCACACGACTGTTCACACCTATACCGGCGTCGTTACTGGTGGACAGTGGGACAACGTGTCGCTCAACCTAGAGCTGAGTTCAGTGTTGGATGCTGTTGGAACGGATGTTCCAATGCGATCTTTGACGCAAAAACTTGTGGGCAACTTGCCGATTAGCAACAGTGTCCGACTGCAGTGATCTAATCGGAATGCCGTATCGCTTTGGCGCTGACGGCAGTGACGGCTATATCGATTGCATCCACCTGTGTTATCAGGCGTTGGAGCGGATGGGCGTTGACGCTCCACCGTTTAAGCAATCTTGGTACGAAGCGAGCAAGTGGGAGATCTGCCGAGACCTTATGCGTTGGGGTTTCCGCGTTGATCGACCTCAGTATGATGGGGATATTCTGCTGCTACCGCAGCAATCCTGGGCATTTGCAGTCACATGGCATACGGGAATTTTGTACGTCAATCGAATGTCGGAGAAGGTTCAGTGGTCTTCGGCCCGTCTGTTTACGACGTGCCCCTGCTTCCGTACGAAAAAGAGTTAATTAAGACGATTGGCATAACTGAAGAGGAGTACCGCAGATTTGCTGCAGAGGTGCGGCGTAAAGGCATGGTGCGTCCAGCTGAATATGCTCACATTCCGGACGTAAGAAATGAACCTTCAACGATTGCGATCGTAAGCCTTGTAATCAGCGTTGTCACGACTGGTGTTGCATATCTGTTGACGCCAAAGCCAAAGATGCCTGAGGCATCAAAGCGGAGTCAGCTGGATCTTGGCAGTGTTAATGCTACGAATCGTTTTACCCCAAGTCGTGGTTTTGACACGCTGAACGAGCTTGCTGATTACGGCTCACCTATCCCCATCATTTTTGGTCTTTACAACGAAGAGAAGGATATCGGTGGCATGTTGATTACGCCAAAAATGGTGTGGTCCCGCATGTTTAGCCATGGAACGCAGCAATCAGCCAAGATGATGTTTGTTGTGGGTGAACAGGGTCATGCTGATGCTGTTGCCCCTGACGGCATTGAAAAACCTGACCTTGAAGGCATTTACTTAGGCAACAATGCCTTGGATGCTATATACGAAGACTTTTTTGCGTTTTACTGGAAACGCAACTCACCGTTAGGGGATCTTCAGACATCATCAGGCTTTAATCGTTTGCGAGCTGGCAACGTTGTGTATGGAACAGCTGGAGAACCAGAGCTAGGTGATCCAGAGCAATTTAACGGGAATTTGGATGATGCTTTCATTTGTCCTAGCGATAAAAGCATTAGAGATAAAGCTTTTTGCCACTCATTTTCATTAAGCAACAGCGCTCAGTTTGGAATGTATGGGGCTTTGCCAAATGGCAATGGTTATAGGGTGAATTATGAAACTGTCTCAATTATCGGGGACGTTGACACTAAAGCAGAAAGACTACAAGTATTCAACTTGACATTGCGCCGCATCAAAATTGTCGGCGCTGACAATCTAGACCCAAAGCCTGGGCAAGCAGATGAGCTGAAGAAAATCCGAAAACAAAACCAAAAAGGCAAAGGGCGCATGTATAGCCCTCGCATGGGCATAACTAGGCTGATAAAAAAATTAGATGGATCAGAGAAACAGGTTGACGGCAGCGATAGTTATTTTGGGATACAGAGTGTCAGCGTCGGAGATATTGCTGAGTTTGTAATGGTTCCAGCAAGTATTCCCGAGGACAAGTATCAACGAAACGACAACAAAGGTGGCGAATCCGTTGGGGACATCAATGCTTCCGTTGAAGCGGAGCAGCTTGCAGCTGATGAATCAATGCAGATTGGCGAAGAGTTTGCGATTGGCAATACCCGATGGGTGGTGTCTGGGCGAAGATTGGAGCGGTTTGATCCTGACATCAACGAAACCCAAAAAATCCGCTTGAAGTGTATTGACACTGATGAATCACAGCAGCGCACTATTGGGCTTGTTAGCAGGCAAAACGTAGTTAATCCCAGCAAAGGATTTGTGGCTGACGACGGACCAAACGGAATTGGTGCTGCATTTTTCCCAATCACAAGAGTGGCCACTGGCATTGTCAGAAACAACAAGCCAGCTGTTGTAACTGAAATTGGCATTCGCAGTAAAGTTTTTCAGCGTTTAAATGGCCTCTGTGCTTTTAATACTGTTCCCACTCCAAATGAGCTAGGAGAATTTGACAAAGAAGAAGTAACTGTACGCAATGGTACGTACACAGGCACAATTATGAGATCTTCAGTGTTTCAGGTCTTTGTGCGTAAAGCAGGCTTAGACGCTAACGGCGATGCTTTTGGGTTCACTCGCATAGATGTTTACTTTGTTGTAAGAGGCAGTAGACCTGTTGATCAATACAACTTTATTAGATTTACCCATCCAAGGAATTTAGGTCCTGTAGAGCTTGAGTACAAATTCGTTGGCATTCCAGCGTCTGAATTACGCGAACTGCCTGACAGCCAGCAGTTTGTTCAGCTTTTTGCGTCACTATCTGACGAACAGCAAGGAATTGTTCAAGAAAACGTACAAGTCTCAAACCTTGGAACGTTTGAGATAGAAGCAGCCGGACTTAGGGTTAACAAAATAGATTTGAGGCTCAACAAAGAATTTATTCGCAAACCAGTCACAGCCCTAGAGGATGGCTCGACAACAATTCCGTCAGCGATTGTGCGTGAAGTTGCACTGCCGCAAGATCAAAACGGTCAATTCATCAAAGCCACATCAATAACCCTTGGTCAGCCAGTAAGCAACCTTGTTGGCGATGAACCGGAAAAAAGAATCGGGCGGAGCGGCGCTTTTTACTACGATATTTTTGGCACTGCTGACATTTCCTCAGTTGTAGTTGGACAGCAAATAACAAAAGAAACACGCGAAGATTTTGGTGACAAGTGGCTAGAAATCAGGTGGACGGTTGAGAAGCGTGAGATTTCTGCCACCCATTATGCAAGAGGCAACGGTCAAACTCATTTTTGGCTTGGAGTCAGTGCTCAAGTTGTTGGTAGTTCTTTTAACTGGTCACTAGGCTTTCCCGAGCGATTTATCCGTGGGAGTGGTAGTACATCAGGACCAGACGTTGCTTACGGGAACGATAATCCATTTGTAAAAGATCACCCTGGCGGGACGTTAACGTTCTCAGGATTTAAATTTAATTGCGCCAACGTTGAGACTACTAGCCAAGCCTACGGGCGAATGCAGGGCTATTATTACGTAATTTTTGGAGATGCTCAAAGCCTCTCTATTGGCGAAACAAGAAGCGCGACTCGTGATATTACAGTCGGCTCAAAGAGAGTCAGGATACGACTGACAGTTAGCGTTATTGAGCTGACTAGCAACCACTACAGCGGTTTGCAAAAGGGCTGGTCGAACCCTGAAGCTATTAATGTTGTTGACGACGGCTTTACGACATCAAATTGGAACAAGAGCGATACTTTTGATGATCTTGTAAGCGTTATTCCCGGCAGCAATCCTTTTTACACTGTTTATGACGAAGTTGGTGTCAGGTATAAGGTCAATGATGTCAGAACTGTTCCAAGTCAAGTTCGCTTGTCAGGCGAAACCATTTTTGAGCAGCAAAGCCAATATGCAGATTTAAGCCCTTACAGAAGCTTGGTGCAGAAATCAAACGAATCAGAGCCTGAGCACAGCATTGTTTATGTAAATGAAGTTTTGCCTAACGAGGCTACACCTGAGTATGGCGGGTTAACGCTTGCTGGCTTGTCATTAAAAGCCGGTCGCAATTTTACGGCTTTGGACCAACTGCGTTGTTGGGTCGGCAGTGGTTTGCATGTCAAACGTCTGCACCCTGATTTTGCTGCTTCTGACGGGAATCCTTACGACAAGCCAGACAGCCTGACTTATCGACAACCCAATGGCCCCAGCAATTTGTTTACTGATCTTGTCTATTACTTGTTGACTGACAAGACGGCTGGAGCGGGCAATCTTTTGGGAATGAACGTAGACAATGCCCCTTTGCTGAACGTAAGCGATTTTCAGAACACCTCTCGTTTCCTGCATAAGCAGGAACTGTTTTTCAATGGGGCGATTGTGGAGCGTACCAACCTCCGCCAGTACATCACCGACATTGCACCTTATTTCTTGTGCAATTTTGTAATTATGGATGGCAAGTTTTCTTTGCTGCCTGCTGTCCCTCATAATCCGTTGAGCGGCGAAATCAACACTGGGCCGGTGGTTATTGACCAGCTGTTTACAGCAGGCAACATTCTCGAAGACAGCTACAAGCTTGAGTATCTAAGAAGCGAAGAGCGCAGGGCATTTAAGGCTGTAATGCGTTATCGGCATGAGTCGAGAAACAAGTTGCCAGAAGAAAGGGTTATGGAGGTCACCCTTAATGAGGATTCAAACAGGGACTTGCCAGAAGAGCAGTTTGATCTGACCCAGTTCTGTACTTCTAGAAATCATGCAATCAAGGTTGCTCAGTATTTCCTAGGCATCCGCAAGCTGGTATCGCACACCATCAATTTCTCAACAACTGTGCATGGGCTGAATTTGAGGGCAGGTTCATACATCAAAGTGATTACAAGCTCTTCTCCGTACAGCAGCGCAAACAACGGCACGGTTAGCTCAACCGGTGCAGTGACAAGCGTTAAGGAGCTGGCTGATGGAACGTATAGCGTCAGCTACTTCATGACAGGTTCTGAAGATGTAGAGCAAGGTGAAATGCAAGTCAGTGGTGGTCAAGTTGCTGATTCGACGTTCCACGATTCAGTGTTTACTGTTCAGAACGAAGAAATCTCGCAAAGCATTTACATTGTTGAGCAGCTGACGTTCTCGCAGGAAGGCACGGTTGATATTGTGGCTTCTGAGCATCCTTGCGATAGCAATGAAGCCAGCAAGCTTGCCAAACTGGTTGCAGATCCCAACTCTGTCAACGTGGAGGACATCTGATGGCTTTTCCTGCACTGGTCCCAACGTCTCGCTCATTTGAGTCTGGGGATTATCCAATCAAGACTTTCAAGGCGCAGAACGGCAAAGAGCATCGGATTTTGTATGGCAGCAACCGCACCAACATGAAGCTGTCTTTGACGTACGCGAACATCACGGACGCCAATGCTGAGCTGTTTTTAGATCACTATGACGAAACGCAGGGAACATTCCAGACGTTTGATGTTCCGTCTGAAACAGGCAAGGGTGGCTGGAAAGGTAATCAGGATGCGATTAGCGCGACAATCCACGGCAACAGCTATCGGTACGAGAGTGCCCCTCAGCTCGTCCAGGTGCGTCCTGGGATTAGCACTGTTACAGTGAATCTGATTGGTGTGTTCTGATGGCAAAGGTCTACACCGGCAGAGATGGCGTAATGCAGCTCGGTGGAACGACCCTTGCCAAGGTCGTTAATTTTCAGCTGTCGTCAAACCTGGAAACGCTTGAAACGACAACGCTGAACGAGCATATTCGCAGCTACTCGCCTGGTGTTGCGGGCTATAGCGGCAGCGCAACGTTGTTGTATTACAAGGAAGACGATGGCACGTTTAACACCACCAACATTCTCAACAAGCTCTACAAGACTGGTACTGACGGCGTTAGCAGCAGTGACACTGTTGAGTTGACTTTCCGTTGGGTTGATGGAACGGACAACAACGACATCAAGCTGACTGCATATATCACCAGTGCGTCTATTGGAGCGGCGACAGGCGACATCGTAAGGGCTGAGATTGCATTCCAGGGCACTGGTCAGCTTTCTACCGTAACGATCTCATGACGGTATATCTTGGAACGCACGGACAAATTGAACTCAAGCGTGTGTTCAATGGCGGTGAATTGCAATCAACGATTGACGTTGCTGATGTTAATGCAGGGTCTAAGCGATTTAGTTTTGACTTCGAGCACGGTCAGCTGGTAACGGGCGATCAGATTGAAATTACGAGCACCGATGGTAGCGCCCTTGATTTTATCGATAGCTACACAGATTCAAGTGTAAAAAAGTTTATTTTCGTCGATGAGCTAGACGGCATCAGGCTTTACAACACTTTTGCCTTGGCCGTTGCCGGTGGTACGGCAAACGCTGTTGCTCTTGCCGCGCCAGGTAACGCTATTCCAATCAAGGTAAAAGTTGAGACCGTAGCTGCAAAATTATTGGCACAGGTCAATAACTTTGAGATCAATACTGAACGCGAAACTGTTGACACAACCGTGTTGTCAGATGAGTTTCGCACCAGGGTCAACACCTTGATTTCTGGCTCCGGTCGCATCAGTGCTTTTTGGGAGTACACAGGCGATACAGCTAACGAACTGCCTATGTACTTGTTCGAGTTGGCGCATCGGACAAAAGTTGGCAGTAATTTTTCCGGGCAGTTTTACATCAAGAAAGCTGGGTACAACCCAAGTGGCGTAACCGATCGAAACGACGACGAGATTTGGTGGAACGTAGAAGGGATTATCACGGCAGCAGCTATCCAGTTTTCCCCGGATAGCACTGTGCAAATCACGGCTGACTTCATTACGACTGGCGAAATACAGTTGAGGATGAAGCTGGAGACGCCAGATGCTCTCTTGCAAGAGGACTCTGGTGACATACGCTTGGATCAAGACAGCGGCGCTAAACTGCTGTTACAGCAGGACGTTTAACCCGGAGCTAGCCGCCCATGGCTGACCTAAAAATTAGTGAGCTTAATGCGCTTGCTGGCTCCGCTCTAGCCACTGGAGACCTGGTTGCCGTCGTTGATAGCAGCGCCAGTGAAACCAAGAAACTGACGATCGGCGATTTAGTCGCTAATGGCGTCACCCTGATTAGTGACGACACGATTCCTGGCGCAAAGATTCTGTTTGCTGCTGGCGGTATTGCCACAGCAGACATTGCTGATTCTGGGATTACAACCGCCAAGATTGCAGATGATGCGGTCACAGCGGCAAAGCTTGCCAACGAATCAACGGTTGATCTGGTCACGACGCTGCCTGGATCTGGAGCGTTTACGGGTCAGCTTGCTTTAGACACGGACGACAACAACCTGTATTGCTGGGACGGCAGTGCATGGCAAAGCCTGAAAGCAGCTGGTTCGATCAACAGCGTTAGCGGCAGCACCGTTGGCATTGTTGACATCACTGCAACAACCACAGGTAGCAGCGTTGCGATTGCAGCAGTCATCAATGACACGTCTGCAGCCAATCAGTTTATGGCTGGTCCCACCAGTGCTGGTGGTACGGTTGCGTTTAGAGCGATTGATGGCAGCGACCTTCCTGTTGCAACCACTAGCGCCAAAGGTGGTGTGATCGTCAACGGTGAAGGACTCCGCATGGACTCCAACACCATTGAGGTTAATAACGACGTAACGGCTAGTTCAACGCACCATGTCGTCACCTATAACGCAAAGGGTCTGATCACTGGCGGCCGTGCGTTGACGGCTGCTGATCTACCTGCTGCAACCAGTTCTGCCAAAGGCGCAATCATTCCCGGAACGGGATTAGCTGTTGATGTAAGCGGCAACCTCAATCACAGCAATACTGCCTCGACTGGCACCTTCACGAAGGTAACGATTGACGCTCAGGGTCACGTCACAACTGGCGACACCCTTGCGGATACTGACATTCCAGATCTTCCGGCATCGAAGATTACGAGCGGAACGATTGGCAGCGCGTTGATTGCTTCAGACGCTGTAACTGGCGCAAAACTAGCGGATCAATCAACCTGCAAATTCGGTGGTGCGGGTGCAACTGACAACGTTGTTACCTTCCCCGATTCTGACTTCAAAGGTCAGTTCTTCTTTGATGAGCTGAACGAAGACCTTTACATCCACACAGGAACTTCGTACCTGCCGATCACGATTATCAGCGGCAACCTTGTGCTTGCTGGAACGTATGACGCCAGCACAAACCTGCTGGACAGCGTAACCAGTGAAGGTAGTGCAGCTGGCTTTACGAATGGTCAGGCATTGCCTGCTCCGGCTAGCACGAACCAAAATTATTACGTCGTTGTCTCGACTTCTGGAACGGGATCTGGTGCAGCGCCTTCAGTTGCACTGGCACCACCGGACATGCTGCTGTCTACGGGTGCAGGCGCTGACTTTATTTTGATTGACGTTTCAAACGCAATCGCTGGTCAGACTGCATCAAACATCAGCTTTACGGCTTCTGGCAACATCTCAGCCACTGATGTTCAGGCTGCAATTCAAGAGCTTGACACTGAAAAGGTTGGTGGTGCTAGCCCGACGTTTACTGGAACGGTGCTGTTGGGCCAAAACGCCGTGTTGGCGTTTGAGGGTTCTGCAGCTGATGACTATGAGACGACGATTACGGTCACAAACCCGACCGCTGATCGCACAATCACGATCCCAAATGTCTCAGGCACTGTCGTAACTACCGGTGATACGGGCAGCGTGACCAGCACGATGATTCTGGATGGCACGATTGCCAACGCAGACATCAGCACAACCGCTGAGATTGCAGTTAGCAAGCTTGCAAACGGTAGTGCCCGTCAACTGCTGCAGACCGCCTCTAACGGTACTGATGTTGAGTTCACCAGCAATGTCGATGTCCCTGGAACGCTGGACGTTACGGGTGTTGCGACGTTTGATTCGACCTCAACGTTCACAGGTGTTGCGACGTTTAACGCCAACATCGTGATGGAGGGCACGTCTGCTGATGATCACGAGCTGACGCTGACTTGCAATCCCACCTCTGACGTAACCGTCACGCTGCCTGATGCGACAACGACTGTTGCTGGTCTTGCTGTTGCTCAGAGCTTCACGAAAGCACAACGTGGAACGCCTGTTGCATTGACCGATGCGGCAACGATTGCTGTTGACCTGAGCCTGGGCAATAACTTCACGGTGACGCTTGCAGGCAACCGGACGCTAGGCGCTCCAACGAACGTTACTGCTGGTCAATCTGGTGTGATTGTGGTCACGCAGGATGGCACAGGCTCTAGAACGCTGGCTTACAACTCGGCGTATAAGTTCGCTGGTGGAACGGCACCGACATTGACGACAACGGCTAGTGCAGTTGATGTTCTTGCCTACTATGTGGAAAGCTCGACCCGTATCACGGTCACCTCGCTGCTGAACGTCTCATGAGTATTCCTGGAGCTGCAAGCCCGCTGTTTATTGGAGCGGCAGCTGCGGCGGAAGCGGCGCATCAAATCAACCGTAGCTTGCGATTTAATTCGGCTGATGGTGCGAAATTAACGCGAACGCCTTCCTCTGCAGGCAATCGCAAGACGTTTACTTATAGCTGTTGGGTCAAGAGAACGCAGGAAGACATACACGGCACGCTTTTAGCGCAAACTACAAACGAAAGCACCAGATTCGTACTAGCCTTATACCAAGGAAATTTATACTTTTTTTCAGTTGGCGGTTCTTCAAGCGTAAACGTCAACACAGAAAATCTTGAACTTAGAGACCCTTCTGCTTGGTATCACATTGTATTTGCGTGGGACACAACGCAATCGACCGCAAATGACCGCACCAAATTTTACGTTAATGGCGCTCAAATAACAGATGTAAATTACCCAAACCAGCCAACTTTAAACCAAGAGGCTGCAATCAACAATACGTCAGAGCATACGATTGGTCATGAAGATATAGACACCGATCAAAATTTAAACGGCTATTTAGCTGAAACACATTTTATCGATGGACAGGCACTTGCTGCGTCTGACTTTGGTGAATACGACGATAACAACAACTGGAACCCAAAAGCTTATTCTGGAACATACGGGACAAACGGTTTCTACCTTAAGTTTGCCGATAACAGCAGCAATTCTGCACTTGGAACGGATAGCAGCGGCAACGGCAATACTTGGACAGTTAATAACCTTATAGCAACAGCTGGCCTTGAAACTGCGGCTGAAGGGTTTAATGTTGTCACCTACACAGGCAATGGTGGCACGCAATCGATTACTGGTCTGAATTTTCAACCTGACTTAGTGTGGATTAAAGCTCGCTCTGTTGCTTATAGCCACAATGTTGTTGACTCAGTCAGAGGTGTTACTAAGTATTTGTTCAGTAACAACACAAATGCAGAAGTAACGGACACAGATACTATTACGTCACTAAATTCGGATGGATTTAGTTTAGGACCTGATCTTGGCGCAAACGAAAATAACAGCACATTCGTTGCCTGGTGCTGGAACGCCGGCGCAAACAGCAATAAGACCTATAACGTCAAAGTTGTTAGCGACAGCGGCAACAAGTATCGCTTTGACGATTTTGGCACCAGTGCAGTAACGCTTGATCTTGCTGAAGGCAGCACTTACGTCTTTGACCAATCAGACAGCAGCAACGCAGGCCACCCAATTCGGTTTGGTACGTCTGCTAACGGCACTGATTACACCACAGGTGTAACGCACACCGGAACGCCTGGCAGCGCAGGAGCCAAGACCACGTTGGTTCTGGGTACTGGCGTAGCAACGCTGTATTACAGCTGCGCTAATCACTCAGGAATGGGTGGTCAAATCAATACGAACAGCACTGCTGGAGCGTCTAATTTTGACGGCAGTATTCAGGCAGTTACTAAAGCAAGCACAACTTACGGATTCTCGATTGTTGGTTATACGGGAACAGGATCTGCAGCGACCGTGGGACACGGTTTAAATGCTGCACCGAGTCTTGTAATTTGCAAGGATCTTTCTGCGGCAGACTCATGGGAAGTTTGGTTTGAAGGTTTTAGCGCCAATGAATACATATACTTGAATTTAACTGACGCTAAAGCCTCTTATTCAGGCACTTGGGGTTCAACTCCTACAAGTTCAACGTTTGGTGTCAGCAATCAGGGCAATAATCAAAGTGGCAATAACTTTATCGCCTACTGTTTTACACCTGTCGCGGGATTCAGCAAGTTTGGCAGTTATACCGGCAATGGCAGTTCCAGTGGTCCAACAGTTACGACTGGATTCAAACCACGTTATGTGCTGATAAAAAGAGCCGATTCTGCTGGAAACTGGGGTATTTACGACACCGAAAGGGGTGGGCTCACTGACAACAACAAAACACTTCTTGCTGACACGTCCGGCTCTGAAAGCACTGATAACAATAAGATTAGTATTACGGACACAGGCTTTAATGCTGCTTCTGGCTTTGCAAACGTCAATGCAAACGGTGGAACGTATATCTACGCAGCATTTGCTTCTAAGCCAGACGGATCAGTTATTGACAGCCTGATCGACACGCCGACGAACTACGAAGCATCGTCCGGCAATAACGGTGGCAACTATTGCATGTTAAATCTGCTAGCTCTTGCTCCGTCAGGAGGAACACTGTCAGACGGAAATCTTGAAGGTTCGTGTCCTGTCAATAAAACGCAGCACGCAACGATTGCCATACCGGCTGCAGGTAAATACTACTTTGAGGCTGAAATGACAAACTCAGCAGGTATCTTGAACTTAGGCTTAGCAGAGCATAGGCCCGATGGACATATTTATAGTATTTCTAACTCTGTTCTGTATTCAACTTCAGGGGTAAAAAATGTAGACGGGGTAAACGACGTTGCTTATGGAGCCTCATGGACTGTCGGTGACATTATTGGGGTCGCTTGCGATGCTGACGCAGGAACAATTACTTTTTACAAAAACAACTCTTCACAAGGCGCTTTAACTCATCAGATTGCAGATCTTTTCCCTTCTTTTGGTAACGGAGGTGTTAGCACTAATTACAAAGTAAATTTCGGGCAACGCCCATTTGAATATACGCCACCAACGGGTTACAAGTCACTCTGCACAACGAATCTGCCGGACCCAACGATTGCCGATGGTTCGACGGTGATGGATACTGTTCTTTATGCAGGCAGTAACGATTCTCCGCGCGATATATCTGGTCTTTCGTTTCAACCTGACTGGGTTTGGATTAAATCACGAACCTCAGGCGCAGCTCATGCTGTCGGAGATTCTGTTCGTGGCGCAAACAAAAACTTACTTCCAAACGAGACTTCTGACGAGGCAACAGGTTTAATCACTGGATTTAATTCAGACGGATTTGAAATTAACAGGCTGTACGATGGTGCTACAAACGGCACTGTGAACGGTAGCGGCCATAATTTTGTAGCGTGGTGCTGGGACGCTGGAACGTCAACGGTCAGCAACACTGACGGCAGCATCACTTCTAGTGTTCGCGCCAATGCGTCTGCTGGGTTCTCAATTGTTGGTTATACGGGTAATGCAACCGCTGGTGCGACCATTGGTCATGGTCTGAATGCTGCGCCTTATTTTGTCATTTTAAAAAATAGAGCTGATTCTGGAAATTGGATTGTTTGGCACAATGGTCTAGGTGGTGGAAATAAAGTTCTTGAATTAAATACAACGTCGGGTACTAAGACAACAACAACACCTTTTAACGGTACTGTTCCATCATCTTCTGTTGTAACTCTGGGGACAAACAACGGCACGAACGGCAGTGGTGATGGCATGATTGCCTACTGCTTTGCACCTGTCGCAGGCTATAGCGCGTTTGGTTCGTACACCGGTAACGGGTCATCTGATGGCACCTTTGTTTACACTGGATTTAGAATTGCGTGGCTAATGATAAAAGAAACGAGCGGTGCTGATTCGTGGCTTATTTGGGATGCCACTCGTCAAGCGGACAACCCACAAGGCCCATATTTGTTAGCTGAGAACGCTCAGGCAGAAGTTGACACTCATTATCTTGATTTTCTTTCTAATGGATTTAAGTATCGCTCCAGTCACAGTGCGATGAATCAGTCTGGTGCGGATTACATATATATCGCATTTGCTGAGCATTCCTTTAAAACCGCCCGTGCGCGGTAACATCGACTTATCGCCTCAGACCCATGCCCTACCGACTTGGTGACAGGACATTAGCTCTCGACGTTCCTTGGGAGCACGATGGCATTCAGTATCCAGCCAACTGGTTGCGACTGAGCACTGCGCAAGATCGTGCAGAACTCAGCATCAGCTGGTTTGAAAACGCTTCGTCATGGAATCAGAAGTTCTATTGGGGTTATGACTCCAATGGCAACTTGATGCCCAAGACCTACGCAGACCTCAAAGCTTTCTGGATCGCTAAGACGAAAGAAACTGCTTACAAGCTGCTGCAACCGTCTGATTATCTGTGGCCCAAGCTGCAAGAGGCAAATAGCAGCTTTTCAGCAGCCAAGACGGCTTACAACGATTCGCCTTGGAGCACTTGGCGTTCCACCATCAGGACTGAGTGCGCTGCGATGGTGACTGCGATTGAAGCAACTGCTGAGGTTGGTGACACATCGCCTCATGCGGACTTTGGCAGAGTGCAAGCTTTGCAGGAATATGTGCAGGGCAGCAGCTATAACGTGTGGACTCCTAACCCCAATGGTGATGGAACGCCCTGATCCAATGATCGCCGCCAAACCTGGAGCAGAGGACGTGCAGGCGATGGCGGCGAGAACGCTGTGGCTTGAAGAGCTGTACTTCCTTGATGGTCGTGACCAGATGAGCCATCCGCAGTATGGATTGTTCACTGGCTTAGCTCTTAAGTATCAAAACTTGCAGTCAACTGACTGATGGCTAAATCACTTACCGGACAAAGTTTCGTCCCTAGCAAGCCAAAAAAGACACGTCAGGGGAATGGATCACATTCAAAACCGTCCCATAGACGGAAGAAGTATCGTGGCCAAGGAAAACGTTAATCCTCTTTCCAATGATCAAAACTCTCATTGCGAGTGGTGTCGCCGTTTCAGCAGCTGCGCTGGCATCTCCTGCTCTCGCAGACGTTTATGTGAACCCTGAGTTCAACGGCGGTTCCTACGGCGACGACTATCTGGGTGGAACGCTCAACCTTGATGTGGGTTACGAGCTTTCTGAAGGCGCTTATTCCTTCTACATCCAGGGTGGTCCTGCCGTTGTGATGCCTAACGGTGCTGAGAACGAAATCGAATTTGCTGGCAAGTTCGGTGGCTCGGTTGCTGTTGGCGAGAAAACCTCTGTCTATGGCGAACTGAGCGGCATCACTGGTGACGAACTGTCTGTCGGCACCAAAGTTGGCATGAAGTACAGCTTCTGATTAAGCTAAAGTCGCAGAGACGCTTCTACCCCTCCTGGTCTCACACAGCAGGAGGGGTTTTTTCTTGCCATGCAAAAGCTTTTCAACGTGATGTCCGTCGCAGCATTCACGATGTCTGCGGGGATGGTGATTGGAACGGTGCTTCTCTACACGCGCATTCCATCGCTCACGAAGTATTACATGAGCGAGTTGACGTTAGAAATGACCAAGCTGGTCACTGAGATGATTCCAGGTGAGATTGATGCGGCAATGCCAGAGCTGCCGACCACTACAGGTCCAGCTGTGCCTTTCAAGATGCCTTGACACAAGAAAACCCCAGACACACGTTGCAAGTAAGCCTGGGGTTCTCAAGTGCCGACGCTCTAGCAGAACAGAGGCTGATCTAACAGCTTGGGAACTAGGTCTAGCCATTCTTTTATAGCACAAGAGTGCTCAGACCACCATCTTGGTGTTAGCGGTTGGATCGTCGTCATGAGCTTCAGGTCCGAAGCCTTCAGCCTTGATTTTTGCCATATCAAGTTCTGGAGCGGGAGCTTGAGGTTTCTGCTCAAACGACGCTAGCCATTCGCGCAGATTGTCACCAGTTGGTGTTCCTTTCGGCCATTTCACGAATTTGAGAATAGCCTTGTGGTCGGTAAATGGTCTTGCTGTTTTGCCGCACATTACGGTGTAAACAACAGGCGGGCCTTCCCGTCTGCGGTTGCGCTCAATCCAGAGCTGACCTGCTGTAAACCGTTCTGATTTCATGCCAGAAATTCCTGAGATTGGGGTGTCACGTATCTCCGTTCCAGAGATTCCTGCATGGCGTTCAATGCCACCACAGAGTATCCCAGATGCCCCACCCGTCACGCTTCAAGTTGGATTTCCAGTCGCGGATATACCGGGCTGCGTGGAGACTCGAAACTCGCAACCTGGAAATGAGAACGCTTACACCGATGACCCGCGTGGCAACGTGGTTGTCTGTGATGGGACGATGCCTTCATACAAGCCGCTGGATTTCACGCCCGGCACTCTGACTTATGGGGAAGCAAAGCCGCCGGTTATTGATCCAGACATAGAAAAACCGGCTGATGATTCAAGTCAGCCGGAACCCACCTCTTCGCCGTCGGGTTCCGCTCCCGACATTCCAAAAGTAGCCATAGAGCTGCCATGTCCTCCACCTGACGCAATTCCTTTAGGCGCGAAGAACAAAGCGCAAACTGCCGTCATCATTGGTTACAAGAGGACCAGTGAAAACAAGTGCGAAGCGATCTATGAGCCGCTGGACGTACCAACGATCATCGGCAATTATTTACCTGGTGCGCCTGTTGTGGCAACGACGGCCACGATTGCCGTGGTGGCGACTACGGCAGCCATCTTCGCCAAACCGTTAGGTGATTTCTTGCTCAAAGCCGTCAAGCCAACGGTCAAAAAAGCAATTAAGAAGATCAAGGAGAAACTGGGGAAGAAGGTTCCCGTCGAGTCGGTTTGGCAACGCCGGAAGGCTCAGAGGGCTTTGCGTAAGTGATCGAGTGTTTGTGGGGCGGAACTATGCCTGGCGGATTTGTTAGGACAACATCAGCACAGATCTTGGCGTAAGGCGAGTCTGGGTGGAACATGATGCCCTTTTGCATCAGCTCGGCACAGTTTTTGAGCCTGGCCAGTTCGTAGTTAAGACGCTTGTCCGCGAGAGCCGCATCTAGAAGCGCCACTTGCTTTTCTGCCGCTCGATGGCAGCTTTCGATATGAGCGCGATCTAGCGGTATCGAAAGTGTGGCAGTGATTCCGCCGTTAATCGAGAAGTTGGTTTTTTGACCCGTGCGAACAGGTTTATAGAAGAGGACATTGCCCGGATTATCGGGCCTGCCATCTGGGATGGGATTGCCTTCTGGATCAAACGCGCCAACAATATCGATAGTGTCATAAACCGGGTCACCATAGTGTGATTCGTATGGAGTGGCCCAGCTTGTTGTAGAGCTAACGAATGGATTGATGTTCAGCGTTGTGCCTTGGCAGCTAATCCCTCCGCCATAAGTGTTTGTGAATTGACGACTAGGTACGACTTGAACTGCTTGGTTTGTGACCGAACCACTGCTGTTGGCGACTGGAGCGGCGGTACTTGAGACTTGTGCTTGTGCTGGAGCGGAAAGCAGCAAAAGCGTTGCGAGAACTCGCTTCATTGGGTGAAGGTGCTTGTCGTCTCTGTAAGAGATTCAATATCAGTTTCTCGGTTAATCAAGGTGTGATTAACGAGACCCGGACCTTGAAGGGTTTCAACGAACTGAAAACTAGCGCCTTGGTTGACGATATTCCAAGCGGGCTTGTCAGCAGGATCAAGACCAACCCAACGGCTTGAAATGCCATTGAGTGTGTTGGTTGTAGTGGTCAAAGCGCGTGGCGCAATCTCGCCATTTACTGGAGCGATGTTCGTGCCAGAAACACTGAGTTCATAGCCCGTGCGGTATTCGTACGAGTTAATGACCTCGTTCACCTTGGTCTTCGTTGTGGTTTTAGAGGAGAGAACACCCTGCTGGAAGTTTGGGACAACAGGAACAGCTTTAGCTTCTGGAGCGGCAAGAGCTATGGCGAAGAAAGCGCCGTATGTGATCCAAATTGCAGTCCACATCATTTGATTGTCAGCTCTTGGATGACTTGCCCGATTGCCTGAGTGCCAGCACTACCAGCTGTGATTGTGAGCGCTCCGTCAGTTGCGATTGTGCCTGCAAGGTTGCCAGCCACACCACCTGAAGTTGTGGTGGTTTGACCAAGCATTGGCAATGAGCCAACTACTCCGGAGGTGACGGTGGTTGCTGTGGGTGTTGCGTCCCCTTCGATGAATGATTCTGTAAGACTAAAAGCGTCCCCAGCAGTAGTAACGCTGTAATCGGCAGGAGTGTAACCAACAGCGGAACCGGCAGTAAGGGTGCCAAGACCACCAGCAGTGTCCAAAGTGACGTTATTACCAGATATTGAATATGTAGACGGAATCCGCGTTGCGACTGATCCCGCTCCATCAACAGACAGTGAAACGCTGGACTGGATTCTATGCGTGATGTCAGCCTGGGCTGGCAAAGCAGCTGCAAGGGTGATGCCCAATACCAAAAGTGTGCGTTTCATTTTGGCTTGGAGGTAGATGGTTCTTCCTTGATTGTAGTGTCCTCTTTTTTCTTTCTATTGTTCCCGACTGCTAAGCCGAATGAGGCTGCCGTGCCAGAAAGGATTGAGGCTGGGTAGGTCGGATCAAGTGATTGCTTGAAGACGCCAAGGTAGTTAGCGGTCAGGATTGCCATAGCCCAGCCAAGCAAGACGATTTTGACGACATCGCCCAGTCTTGAGTTTCCATCCTCTTGTTCTTGGTCTTGCGTTTTCTTGGGTTCTGCCATGATGAAGCAAGTGCTAGAGGCGGGTCATGGTTGAAGTCTGGGCTGCCGTTGCTGGCGCGTCAATCACAGTGGCTGGTTTGGGCGCTTCAGGTATTAGTCGTCAGAGTCGTCAAGGCCAAGATTCATTGATTCGGCTGACGGCTGCTGTCGATAATCTTGCTGGCCGTTTGGATATTTTGCACAACGACATCAAGACAAAGGATATGGAGGTGTTCGCAAGATTGAATGAATTGGAGCGTTCAGTAGCCAGGCTGGAAGGTCATAGCGATAGGCATTAACGTAATAGTGCTATTCAGAGCAATCCCATGCTTTTGATTCTCAAGCCAATCTTGATGACCGCATGGAAGTCAAGGGCGTTTAAAGAATTGATTTTGGCGATGTTGGAGAAGATCGTTGCAAGGACGGACAACGATTTGGATGATTTGGCAGTGAAGCATGTACGTGAAATGCTGTTGCCTGACACGAGAGTTGAAAAGTAGGTAGTGTCCGGCATTATCCAAGTGACCTTGCTGGTGCTAGTGATGGGGCTTGCGCTGCTTCCGTTCTTTGAATTTTTTCGTGGTACGCCCCACCAGCTGGCTGCAATTAAGGAGCTTGAGGAGTCAGTGCCAGAGGAGCTATTGGAGGAAGACGCAGACTGGTTTCAGGCGTGGAAGGAGAGTGGCTATGACCAGCAAGTCTTCATGCCCTACTTCAAGCAGCTCGACAACAAGACTGGAACGGGCTACCGCGAGTGTTTCAGTTCAGCAGCTGCGATGGTGGCAGCGTTTTACAAGAAGGTTCGAACGGATGATGAATACAACAAGATCCGCGCCAAATACGGAGACACCACGTCAGTAGAGGCTCAGTTAGCAGCGTTGCGCAGTCTTGGCTTAGAAGCTGAGTTTCGGAAAGACGGTGACGCTGACATGGTTGAGCTAGAGATCGAAGCTGGCAGACCAGTGCTGGTTGGCTGGTTGCACGCTGGCAACATGCTTCGCGGTGAACCACCAATGTGCAATGGCTTGGGTTGTGGTCATTGGAGCGTGATCAGTGGTTACGCGGGCAAGAACAGCAACGATCCAGAGTGGATCATGCAAGATCCTCGTGGTTACCCCGAGATGGAGAAGGGTGGGCACAGTAATCCGCATCTGGGACGTAACGTCCGTGTGAGGCAGGCTGCGTTTTACCAGCGTTGGCAGTCAGAAGGCCCTGGGACTGGATGGGTGATTCTCGTTAATGAGTGAGTTTTATTGGGTCTGGGCGTTTATCAGCGCGTTCTGGACAACTGTTGTGGTGCAGTGCGCCAAGCCTATGAACTGGGATCAGTGTTCACAGGTGAATGATTGGTTGGTGCCTTGGGTGCGAGACGTAACTGAGATGTACCAAAAAGGTGCGTATCACAGCGAAAAGGAGATTTTGAGTCAAGATCAGTAGGATTGATTTTTGCGTCCTAGGGATGGCAGTTCTGTGTGATTGGGAGATCTCGGCTCGGTGCCGCAAAGGCAATATGGTCGTCCCATTCGATGAAGAGCTGCTGAATCCAGCCAGTTTGGACTTGCGGTTAGGCGATCACTTGATGGTGGAGAGCATCTATAGCCCTGAATTGGTGCGTATCAACATCGCGGACAAGACAGAGGATGACCCGTTCATGCTTCAGTCCGGCGAGTTTTGCTTGGCTGAGACACTTGAGCTGTTTAAC